ATTACGGCTCTGGGGTATCCACCCTTAAAGGAACGGATATGTCCAGTTTCCTTGTTACGTTTCCAAGTTGCTTTGTCTTTACAGGATCGGCTACAAAATTTCTGGACTGTACGATTCCTGAAGTTTGGTGAGTAGTCCTTCCCACAGTGTTCACACTTCTTTATCATGTGATATGATTATTTTGTTACCTCGCCCCACATACAGAAGAGTTAGCAGGGCAAGGCCAGAAACACCAGAGACTACACCACAGAGGTATAAGCCTATGGCTGACAATAACAAATCTGCATCAAAAGGGAATATCATCTTTGACTGCTTCCGATTCAGGTGCAGGTTCTTCTGCATAGTCTTCTTCCTTGGGAGGTTTAGAGGCAGTCTGCTTCGTATCTTGATATGCAAAGTACCTTTCAACCTCGTTTGAGTCTCCATAATCACCAGAACCCTTCTTGATTTTAAGTTTGGCTCTGATTGCTTTATTGACGAATTGGTTTGTATCCTGAATATTCATAGGTTCAGGAAGCCCACATGCTCGACCCAACTCCTCAATCATCTCTCTCCCAATTCGCTGGCTGGCTTCATTATCGTGCCGGATCATGTGGTACTGGAACACTCTTCTGTTTGTATTGAAACCATCTGGGGAATCCAGAACTACCAGCTCCAGTTTTAAATGTTCCCCTCTTCCAGACTTGGTTTCCAATATCTCTGCATAATCTATTGACAGAAGATACTCTCCATCTGGAAGTGGTTTGAACTCGCTGTCAACTCTTGCATCTGCAGAACTAAAGTCGTATATTCCCATCTTTACTCTCCTTCTTTGTTTCTTGTTTTACCTGTTTGGCACTATTGCCCTTATCTGCTCTAGACTCTTCTATTGCAGACATTAATACACTCCATGAAAGATCAATCTTATCTGGAAGTGCAACTCTTGTTTTACTCTCATAACTGGGATCATTCCCAATATTGAGTAAACGTCTACCTGTGGTAGTGGGTTTAAATTTTGCCACACCAAACCCCTGACTTTCCTGCTTCACTGTAAAGGTTTCTATGTTCACATAGCACAAAATGTCAAGCCATTCACGAAAGTATCGCCTTACATTTTTTTCTAGGGATACATCCCAGCGGTCATACTGATCTACATTTGGATCATTGAGTTGCTGGATTTTGGCGTGAGAGATAATCAGGAGATTGAACCCCAAGTCCCTTATCATATCCAATGAATCAAATAGTTTCACAAAACGTGCCATCGCCGCTTGGTGTCCAACTCCATACGCAAGCACCTTGTCATTGATTGAGCCTGATTTTACTCCTCTCTCTTCACAGATTTCTGCATGGACTTTCTTCTCCACCCAGTCTATAGAATCAATGGCAATGGTATCCTGTTTAATATCCTTGTGATGCTTATGTACATACCTTAAAAAATCCAGCAGGTCTTCTGTACTTGCTCCCACCAAATCTACAGACTCACAATCTATTTCATTAAGCCCACCCTCAATATCTGCAATCAAGGCATCTTTGGCAAGGGTGGATTTACCTGTTGCTCCCTGTCCATAAACCCCAATCTTCAGTGGTTTCTTCTGTTTACCTTTGTGGATTTTGATTTCCATGTCTCTCCTTATTTGTTACGTTCAAACTTATAGTTTTTCTTGTAGGGCTTTAGGGTCTTAACTACAGGGACTGCCCTACCATTACGATCCCTTTTACTGCTCTGGTACTCTTTACCTCTTGTTGACATATTCTCTCCTATATGATTTTAAAAGTGCGAAAAGTAGACTTATTGATATACTTTTCATTTTGCCACAGCTCCGGCATATCTTCCTTCAACGCCTTCTGATTAAGCTGTGAACGTGAACCATTCTTCCATTGAACAATACGCTCATTGGAATCTGGAGTAGTAACGTATGTTGCATCCTCCATTAAATTTTGCATTATCGTTTCAAGTTCAATCATTCTTGCCTTCTTTATTTTAATTTCTTCTGTAATCTGTTTTGCTTCAGAATACATACTTATGAATAGAGGACTTGCATCAATGCTTTTTTCTTCTGGATCAGCACTTGGCAAAATGTAAAGTGCTTCTTCAGGTGAACGAGCTGGCGGGGACAATTCAGGTTCAACGTAATTTGAATGGAAATCTTTCAACTTACGAACCTGTTCTGCAATTGCTTCCTCGTCCCGCTCAATCTTAAATACCCTGAAATCATTGCCTCCTATCAGGACTGCAAGCCAGAAGTAATCCCAGCCTGTAATGTAAAGATAGTGATTGATCTGGCAACGATACTCCATTGGGATAATGGGGTTTTGAGTTAGGTGTTCGCTGTATTCCTTCTTCTTAAACTCTGATGCAGTCTTAACTTCAAGTCCCACATTCTGGCCTACTATCTTTGCATCAATATGTCCTGTGCATAAGTCCCAGTCTTTTGAAACGTATGTCTTGTTTATGAACCTAATCTTCAATCCCATCTCTTCTGCAAACCGCTTCGCAATATGTTCTTCTGCCCAGATTCCTGCCTTAATATAGGGGTTGTCGCTTTTGTCTTCCCGGAACTCTTTCCCAATAAGTATATCAAACTCCTTATTTGGGTGACTCCATCTACTACTGTTAATACATCCTGCTACGTTACTTCCTGTGTATTTACCCTTGCGTACTTCCGGGTCATGTTCAGGTTTCATTTTTAATATTGTTACCATGTCTCTCCTATATATTTATTGGATTAAGTTCTGCTTGGGTCAACATGAATCCGTCACCTTTCCCAAGGTTTCCAATATTAACATCCTGCAAAAGTTCTTCTGCTCCAATTTCACCAACTATTTGATAGTCAGGAAACTCGCCTATTATCAAGACATATTTATCGGGGGGGTTATTCTTTTTTTTAAGCGTTGCAAGTAAATGTCCATCCTTATGTTTTGTTGATTTAACATCATAGGTAACTCCCAGTCTGGAGATACAATCATAAGTGGGCAACAAATCCCCAGTTTCCAAATCAGGATATATGTTCATCACTTTGCAAAAGGCTAATTCAGCTCCAAAGCCTTCTAAATCAACTTCTTCATTTGACTGATCACCTATCTTTAAATCTTTAATATTTTTGGATCGTGCATTTGCATACCGGGATTTTGCAATAAATTTTGCAAGGCGTTGCTCATTTTCTGAAAGAGATATTTTCATAGTTATGCCCTTTTATTTAGGGAATGGGTTAATATTTCTAGGTGTAGGGAACTTTACCCTTTTCCCAAGTCGAACCATCTCATTTTGGACATATTCCACAACCAAATGCCCCATTGCATCGGTCTTCCCGTGTATTGCTTCACCCTGTCTGATAAGACTGTCTATAAAATCAATCTCCTGTTGTGTATATGGTCGCATTCCCATTTTTCCTCATTAAATGTGAACGGACACTCCATATACTCTGTGGTACATCTTTGCATATAGCCCGAGTCTACCCACAACTAGGAGTGTCCGCATTAAGCAACATCCATGTCGCTCTATAAAGGCTCTAAAGAAGGTTTCCTCCTGTAGTGCCTACCTAATGATTTTGCCATACGTTCCCGTCTTGCATCCCCCTCTTTCCCTAATCTTAGCCTTTTTCTGGTTGCCCTTGTAAACGCATGGAGCTGGTTCTTAGTCAGCCTGTGATGACCTCCTACTAGCATATCCACATACTCCTTCATCGTTCCCAACCCGCATCCTCCAGTTGGTCTTTTAGAAGTTGTCTTTCCTCACACTCATAAGATGGGGGGTCAATTGGTTTGTTCTCCAGCAGGATTCTCCCAGTTTCAGCCCAGAACTTCTGTGCAGATATGTCCCAGATTCCACAATCCTCTGGAACAATTGCATCTAACGATTTTATTAAGTTATCAAGGTCTGGAGTCTGCTGGTGAGGCTTGCCGTTCATTTCTGCTTTCTTTTTCTTGCTCCATGATTTGGGCATAGGAATGTAAAATTCCAGACGTAACCTATACCCCGGAACAAATTCATCATATAAAATAGATTGCCTTAAATCATCGGCAAATTTGCGGTATTTTCTAACTGCGGGTCTTGGGGGCGATAACCATTTATCCCTACGGGTCATTCTTGGCTTCGCTACAGGGTCTATTTCAACTAACATCGCTTAACTCTTCCATAAGTTCAATTTCGTAACCAAAACCGAATAAAGTCTCAACTGACCACCCGGATAAACTGGTTATATTTACATCAGGAGTTTTCCCATTACATTGAGGTGGAAAGACCTTAACCTTCCCGCCATTCTTTTTAAATTCTTTTATCTGCCCGGAATAACCAGAATTGGCAAGAGGCAGGGGGGGCGAATGCAGTTTATCCGATACCAACTTTAGTTTCGGTTTCTGCTTCTTGTATTTCTTCCGGCTGTCTTTGGCTCTTTTACTTTCAAGAAGATTCCGGCAAACTTTATCGCAACATTCGTGCCGGTGATCCCTTGGCTGAAAGACTGTAGCGCAGTAGGCACACGGCCTCTTCGTTTGTGGGGGGCTGTTTTTCCATCGTCTTTCCTTTTTCT